GTATAGTAGCTGATTATTTCAAAGGTATCAGAGAACTTTTAGTATTAGATTTACCAGAAAATAGTTCATTAAACTCACATAAACTTTATGCAGAAAGCTTTTTCAAATTATGTGAAAGATATAAAATTGAAGGAGAAGATTGCTATAAAGGAAAAGAAAATAGACATTTGGAAGTACTATGTGAAAAAATAGAAGATTGGATTCAGAATGGTATATTAGAATTAAGAGCATTAGAAAAGAAACATTATACTAAATTAGCTTTTGATTATAGAGATAATCCAACTATTCAGCAACCAAATCATCTACAGCAATTGAAGCATGATGCAGCTTTACAAATGAGTAGAAATAAAAACCCATATAAAGTAAATTTTGGATAATATGAAAGAATTTTATGTAAAGAAAGATGGTGACAAAATTATATTAACCATCAGAGAAATTAAAGAAACAAAAGTTGAATTAGATTTAGAAGATATTCAGCAATTATCAGATGATTTAAAAAACTATTTAGAACTTCCTAAATTCAAAGGTATTGATACTGATAAAATACAAAAAGCATGGGTATATCCTAGCCGTATGGATAATGTAAATTCATCACCTTCAGGTATCCAATTCCATAACAAAGAACATAAAGAAGCGTATGAGCAGGCACAATCTAAACTTAAATTAGAAAAAGATTGGATGTTTACAGTTGAAGAATTGCAAGAAGAAATTAAAAAGAATAAATCTAAAAGAAATGCAAAATAAAAAAGAATATAATTTGGAAGAACTTCTAAAAAAATCTCCAATGGAAGTAACACATGACGAATTGATGTTTATATTGGATAATATGAACTTAGAAGCGATTACAGCAGCGGCAATGGAAAGACAAAACTTAGTAACAAAAAAAGGAAGTGAAGAAAATTAATATATTTACATATACGATTGTTAAAATATTGGCTGGGTTGACATACTATTTATCTAATGCCATTGATTATATTTCTCCTAACCCAGCCATTTATTTATCCTATATAAATAACGGCCCTGGTGTTCTCATCGGGGCCCTTTTTATGTCTTTTTTAAAAACGATAATATTTATATAAACTAAACTACTTACAATGGCAAAAGAAATTATTAAAGAAATTAAAGGATTTGAAGATTATTATGTTTCTAATTTGGGAAACTTTTATACAACTAAGGTATCACCAAGATATAATCCAAAAGGTGAGATGAGATTTCTCAGACCACGTATTCACCCGAATGGATATTCATACTATGGATTATTTGTTGGTAAAGGCCCTTCAAAGAAAAGAATTTGGAAAAGAGGTCACAGAGTTGTTTATGAAGTGTTTATACAAAAGATTAAACAAGGATTAGAAATAGACCACATTGACGGAGATAAGAATAATAATAATGTGAAAAATTTAAGAATGGTAACACATTCAGAAAATATGAAAGCAGCATTTGAGAGAAGAAGAAAATTAAAATTAAAATAACATGACACTAATAGAAATTATTCAACAACACAATCTCTTTAAAGGAGAGCATACATTAGGAACTGATAAAGAGTTTCTTCATAACTACGTCACAAATTATTATCAACAGGCATTTGAACCATTACAGGCACAACCAATTCATCTTTTTGAAATAGGAACTTGTACTGGCGCATCACTTAAAATGTGGAAAGAGTTTTTTGTAAATGGAAAAGTGGAAGGAGTTGATATTGAAGATAGAAGAATATCGGAATACATTGATGAAAGTATTACATATCATCAATCAGATGCATATCAACCAGCATTTGTAGAACAATTACCACAGTTTGATATTATTATTGATGATGGACCACATACATTAGCATCTCAACTATGGGCAATTACTCTTTATCATCCAAAGTTAAAAGATGGTGGTATATTTGTAATTGAGGACATTGATTCAGATAATAACATTAAAGAATTAAGTGAGTATGCAGAAAAAGTATTTGGAAAACCTGCAAATATTATTGACAAAAGAAATGAAACAGGTTTAAGTAACGAAATAATTTTATGGATAACAAAATAAGTTGGATTAAGTTAGGTGATTGGGTTGAAGCACTAATTCACGTAATAACATTCGGATTTGGTGAAAGGTTAGCGCTGTGGATTGCAAAATCTATTTTCAATTCAGATTCATGTGGATGTTGTGAAAGAAAGCAATGGCTCAATCGCCTAACCAATCCAGAATGGGATGGAGAATGTGACGGAATTAAATTTTAATATATGGCAGATTTATCAATAGAAGATTTAGAACAATTAAAGATACACTTAGAAGGAGTTAAACATTTTTTACCTGAGCACTTAATGGGACCATTTTGGAGTTGGTGTAATCAGATTAGAGGAACAAAAACAAATCAACCATGCTCTTGCAAATCATCAGCAAAGCATTGGGGTAGTTGTGTGGAAGAACTAAGAAACTATGTAAGGAGTAAAAGTGAGTAAGTGTAAAGAAAATACAAAGAGATTAGAAGTACTATATCGTAATCATAATAAATGGTTGGTAGCATGTGCATTTAATGTATCAAAAAATATTGATATAGCAGAAGAATTAGTAAGTGAACTATATCTTTATTTAGCGGAAAGATGTAATCCACAATTGTATTACTTAGACTCTTTTAACTTACAATACTGCTACGCATTCTTAAAGACACGTTTTATTAACCGAATCAAAGCAGATAAAAGAAACTCTCCATTAGCGGACGAATATGATACTGTAGAAGAAGAATACGATTACGATACAGACCAGAAATTAGAAAGAGCACATGATAGTATAATAGATGAGTTGAAAAGATTAGAGCAAGTACCAAAGATATGGGCTAGTTCAAAGATATACCAAATGTACACTTTTGATAAGGAGATGACTTATGAAAAATTGAGTGAAGAAATTGATATATCTAAATCCACCGCATACCTTCATTGTAAAAAGATAAGGAAGCATTTGAAGGAAACATTACCAAACCCATTTAAAATCCAACCAGAATAACAGAAACACCCCAAATTTCACATATCTACTACAAAGCTAAGTAAGTGTGTTAAAATAATATAAATCCGATTAAATAACGATTAAATTACGTTAAATGGCAAAGTTTGAAAAAGGAAATAAATTGAGTAAGGGTAGACCACCTGGCGCATTAAATAGGAGTACCGAGCAAATGAAATTAACATTAGCTAGGGTAACGAACAATATATTGGATACATTGGCTACTGACCTGATAGAGATTAAGAAGAAGGACCCAAAAGCAGCTATTGATATTGCTCTAAAACTATTAGAATATAACCTTCCAAAGCAAAGTAGAGTTGAGATGAAAGCTGAGATAGAGCAGAGAATACAACAAATCTCTGTCAATATAACACAAAAGAGCATAGATGAATCTGGAAATTAATACAACTGTTACATATCAACATCAAAACGATTCACCAACTCGTATAACAATTCATTATGGTGGTACTCGTTCAGGCAAAACATATGCTCTACTTCAATGGTGTATTGTGAAGTGTTTGGAAGAAAAGCATGATGTTGTAATAGTAAGAAAAACAATTCCTAGTTTAAAGAGAACCATTATTAAAGATATGCAAGATATAATGGAGAGTTTGGGAATATGGAATGAAAATGATTTTAATATTACCGATAGAATATACCAATTCTATACAGGTTCAACAATAACATTCCTAAGTACTGATAATCCAGAAAAGCTGAGAGGATTGAAATCATCTATCTTATGGTTGGAAGAAGCAAATGAAATAGATGAAGAATCTTATTTTCAGTTAAGAATACGTTGTACAGGTCCAATCATACTTTCATTAAACCCTACTATATCTCCACATCATTGGATAAGACAGATAGAAGGTGCTACACAATATTTTACTACATTTAAAAACAATCCATACCTGCCAAAAGATGTTGTGAATAGTATTAAAGATTTGGAAAGAACAAATCCAAAAGCATGGAAGGTATATGGTATGGGTGAGTTTGTCACAAATGATAAAGCAGTATTCCAATTTAATGTAGTGGATTGGGTACCTGATGATGCTGAGTTTGTTTGTATAGGAATAGATTTTGGATACTCTAATGACCCAACAGCAATTGTATCACTATTCAGAAAGGATAGAGAAATTTATTTAGTTGAGAATTGCTATGAAAGAGGATTAGTAACAAATGATATTGCGGCTAAACTACGAAACATTGTGGGAGATAATCGTTGGGAAATATGGGCAGATAGCGCAGAACCTCGCCTAATTGAAGAATTATACCGATTAGGATTCAATATAAGACCAGTAGTAAAAGGAAAGGATAGTATTAACTTTGGTATTCAAGTACTTCAGAACTATTCAATCAATCTACCACGTACATGCCAAAACTTAGTAAATGAATTTTATGGATATGAATGGGAAGTGGACAGATTCGGTAGACAGCAAGATAGACCGATAGATTTTAATAATCACCTTATTGATGCAAGCCGTTATGCAGCAATGATGAGATTATCGCAAGTAGCAACAGCGAAAGGAAAATATGTAATCAGAGTAAAATAATAATATGGAAGAATTAGATTTAGATAACCTAACGAAAGATGATTTTATGGAGATGGCAAAATACTGTCACCATTTAGAACAAACAAATGGACAACTCTTAGCACAATTGCAAGAAGCTAAAGCAATGTTGACAGCAACTGTACAACAAAGGAACTCACTTAATTTAAGATTACAAACTTTGTTAAATGAGAAAGCAAATACAATTGATATTCAGGCAATTAAGACAGAAGTTGTGAATACAAATATAGAACTAACAAACCCTGAAATGTATAGAGTACCTGAAGGGAGAGTATCAGTAGTACCAAAATCAAATAAATTATGATAGTAGATGTAAAAAATTGGAATGAAGTTTATAGAACTGATTTCACAAACCAAAATACGGTAATGATGGCAATTAACGGTGAATTATTTCAAACCGATGATAGAGGAATTGCATTGATTGAAAAAATGCAGGAAACACATACAGCAGTACATACAATTGGAAATGGAATTGATGGTGGGTGTGTAAAAATATGGAAAAAGAAATAATATGAAACAAACAATTAAATTAGAAGTACCAAAAGATTGGTCAGCAATTACATTAAGACAATATCTTGCATTGAGAAAAGATATGGATACATACAAAGATAATGAAGAAGCAGTAATGGCTGCTATCCTTCACCACTTATGTAAATTTCCAGTAGAGTATGTACAACAAATGGATATAGATACATTCTTAGCTGTGAAAAGAGATGTGGCATCATTTTTTAATAATGTAGAACTTCCATTAAAAAGGTTTGTAAAAATTGATGGAGTAGAATATGGATTTGAACCTAATCTATCACAAATGGCATATGGTGCTTATATTGATATATCCAAATATGAAATAGTTGGTATAGATGATAAATGGGCTAACATCATGTCAATTCTTTATAGACCTGTAATAAATAAGATGGGTGCATTATATGATACAAAACCTTATGATGGTAATGTAGATTCAGAACAATTCTTAGATGTGGCAATGGATATACATTGGGGAGCACTTTTTTTTTTCAAAGATTTATTGATGGACTTACAAAATTATACCCTGAAATATTTGACGGAGGAATTAGCGGGGATGCACTTGCCCCCGATGCTCAAGCAAATTTTGGAAGAAAATGGAAAGGCTACTCAAGCATTCTCCAATTGGCAAGTGAAGATATAACAAAAATAGATTCGGTTGTAAAAGAACCGTTAGAAAAGTGTTTACTATTTCTATCTTATCAGGCAGATAAACATCAGTTAGAAGAATTGGTTCAAAAAGCAGCAATGAAAAGAATGAGATAAACTTAATCTATTATTTTTGAATATAAGTTTGTTAAATGTAAAATAATCCTATGAAACTAAAAACATCTTATGTTCCAAAACCAAAGTTTGTAGCAACTCCATCGTTGAGTTCTCCAAGAAAAGGTAGTAGAATGGGTTGTTTATGTAGAAATAAGAATACATACTCAACTAAATGTTGTGATAAAACAATTGGAGCACAAGGAATAGGACTAATCTATAAAAATCCATAATCATGCCAACACCAGCGTATAATTCAAATATGAGAAAATGGTCAGGTGTTTACTTTGGTCCAACTAGAGGTAAAGCAACAGGCCGTAATAAAAGGAGAGGATGTTTGTGTGTTGATACTGATATATACTCAACTGAATGTTGTGAAGGAGCATTGATAAACCAAACTATTGGACAAACTCAGTCAGCATATAATAATAATAGGGGTGCTTTCAGTAGTGGTTTTAGTAGTGGGTTTCAAACAGGTGATATATAAACATATACAAATATACAAATATAAATATATAAAGAGATGTCTCAATTAAATAAAACACAATTAGAGAATGTAAACCAAACGAACTTTCCTAACAACAATACGCAGTTTATTACTCCTACTAAGTTAAGAGAATTTAATACTGATATGATTGATTCGTTGGTGGATGAAAGTTCATATAATATTGATTCTGCTTCATTTTCAGCAAGTATTGCAACATTAACCTCTGGTTCATCAGTAAACGTAGCTGAAGAAGGAACAATATTAGGACCAGCAAATACATTTAATTTTGTTGGTGCAACGGTAACTGCATCTTTAACAATGGGTGTGGCCACAATTAATGTAAATGCATCAGCAGTTGATTTAAGTGCATTAAACGCATTTACTGCATCTGCACAAGCTGAAATCAACGCATTAGAAGCAGCAACTGGTTCATATACCACAACTGCATCATTTAACTCATTTAGTTCATCGGTAGCTACTGAAATTAATTCACTACAAGATGGAACAGGTTCTTATGTAACTACTTCATCATTTAACGCATATACTTCTTCAAATAATCAAAGAGTACAAAGTTTGGAAGCTAAGACTGGTTCTTATGCAACAACTGGCTCTAATACATTTGAAGGTACACAAACAATCAATGGTGATATCCTTCCTGGCGATGGATATGATATTTTGATGGGACCTAATTCTTACATTGAAACTGCAAGAATACAGGGTATATTGGGAACTCCTATTCAAATTGGTGATCCTGGTGTAAATGAAGGAGCAACAATCAATGGTAGCCTTAATGTAATTGGTGATATTACTGCATCTAAGTTATTAGTACAAATTGAGACAGCATCGGTAATCTATTCATCAGGTTCAAATCAATTAGGTGATGATTTAAGTGATATACAAACTCTTTTTGGTAGAGTATTAATTACAGGCTCTTTAAACGTTTCACAATCCCTTACAGCTTCTTTAAGAGAAGGATATGCATGGATTGGTGGAGCAGGAAATATAACACAATTAGTTCCAACATCTTCATTCATAGCAATTGGAACATCAGGTACTTCTGGTAAAGATGGCTCAAACGGAACATCTGGTACTGCTGGAAGTGGAGGTACATCTGGCATAAATGGTACAAATGGTAGTGGTGGCACAAGTGGCGTAGATGGTACAAATGGAAGCGCAGGAACTTCTGGTGTAGATGGCACGAATGGAACTGCCGGCAGTGGTGGAACATCAGGCGTAAACGGAACAAATGGTTCAGCAGGCACAAGTGGTGTAGATGGTACTAACGGTAGTGGTGGAACAAGTGGAATAAACGGTACAAACGGAACAGGTGGGACATCTGGTAAAGATGGAACTTCTGGTATAAACGGTACCGATGGCACTGCTGGCTCTGGCGGCACATCTGGCAAAGATGGAACTTCTGGTATAAACGGTACCGATGGCACAGGTGGGACAAGTGGAAAAGATGGAACATCTGGTGTAAACGGTACAAATGGTAGTGGTGGTACGAGTGGAGTAGATGGTACAAATGGTACAGCCGGCACTTCTGGTGTTAGTGGCACAAACGGTACCGCAGGAACATCAGGTACTTCAGGACAAAATGGACAAGCTAGTGGTAGAGTATATTACTTTAATGGTAGTGTAACAGCTTCTATATCTGGTTCAACTTTTAACGAATTAGGAACTCAACCTGTAACCGGAAGTACATTCATTGTATCTCAATCTCTATCAGGCTCTGGTGTAGCACAAGTATTAGATAGATACCTTACTGATGAATTAGGATTTAATATAATACCTGGTGGATTACAAACATTTCACTTTAATATGTTGAAGCCTGCACAAAATGATAATATTCAAGCGCAGGTAAGTCTTCAATTAGCAGACCAGTTTGGTACTCCTTCTGGTTCTATTGTAACTTCATCATTCTTTGAAATTGGATGGAATAGCCCTACTGAACCTGATTCAGTAATATTAGATTTCGTATTCCCAACAACTACAATCAATTCATCTTCAAGAATGATTGTGGACGTATTTGCTAAAAATAATGATGCATCTCCTAAAGAAATAAAATTCTATACTGAAGGTGACCAATATTCATTTGTGGTAACATCAGTAGGATTTGATAATGGTACATCAGGTACTTCAGGCACATCTGGTACAGGCGGTAGCTCTGGTAAAGATGGCACTAATGGTAGTGGAGGAACTTCTGGTATAAACGGAACAAATGGTACAGGTGGCACATCAGGTGTTGATGGTACTAACGGTACCGGAGGAACTAGTGGCGTAGATGGTACAAATGGTACAGGTGGCACTTCTGGTAAAGATGGCACAAATGGCACAGGTGGTACTTCTGGCGTATCTGGAACATCAGGAATTGATGGGACGAACGGAACAGGTGGAACATCAGGTGTTGATGGGACAAGTGGCGTAAATGGAACTAATGGGTCTGCAGGTACATCTGGCACATCTATATCTCTTACAATAGCAGATGATGGTGTGGCACAAGGTAATGCAGTAACATTCTTAAACTTTACTGGTAGTGGAGTTTCAGCATCTTATTCAAACAATACAGGTTCAGTATTCATAACTGATACAACATTCCCATTCACTGGCTCAGCACAAATTACTGGTTCATTAGGATTGACAGGTTCTTTATTATTGGCTGGTGATGTGACTGCATCTGCTGGAAATAAATTAGGATTTTATTCAGATAGTGGATTCCAATTTGATACACCATTTGCAGGTGGAATAACACTTCCAAATACAACAACCGGTGACATACAAGCAAATGGAAAAATAAATGCAACGGGAACATTCACATCATCTTTAAGAAGTGGGAATGTATTTGTAGGTAATGCATCAAATATAACTTCGGTAGTACCAACTTCTTCATTGAGTGTAGCGAGTGCATCCTTTGCAATAACTGCATCTTATGCATTAAATGCAGGTGGGGCTGGAGCATCTGATTTTCCTTATACTGGTTCTGCAATTATATCTGGTTCATTACTAATAACTGGTTCAATTTCAATTACTGGTTCAAATTATTTAAAGAGTGGAAGTAATAGCGGAAGTTGGGTTGATAACTTAACTGATACAAATACTGATGTACCTAGAGTTGAACATATAGTAACACTTTCTTCAGCATCTTATTCATCATTAGGAACAAAAGATAATAATACACTTTATATCATAAGTGGTAGTGAAATAAGTGCATCTTACGCAATAACTGCATCTTACGCACTAAATGCAGGTGGAGGTGGATTCCCATATTCTGGTTCAGCACAAATTACAGGAAGTTTAGGTGTAACTGGTTCAATTTCTGTGACAGGAAGTTATTTAATTACTTCTCAATCATTTACTGGTTCATTAGTAGATAACGTATCTCCAACAGCTACAAATATAGCACCTATAAAACATATAATTTCAATTACATCCGCATCTTATGCATCATTAGGAACAAAAGACCCTAATACTTTATATATTATATCTGGTTCATCAATTACTGGTTCAGCTGGAACATCAGGTACATCTGGTACTGGCGGCACATCTGGTACTGGCGGCACATCTGGTACAGGTGGAGGAAGTGGAGCTGGATTTCCATTCTCTGGTTCTGCTGAAATTACTGGTTCATTAATTGTGACAGGTTCAATAAGAACATTAGTAGTATCTGCATCTGTTGCATCGTCAACAGCATCTTTAGACTTTAGTGCTGGTAACTTCTTTACATCATTACTTACTGGTTCTCAATTCTTTAATATTACAAATGTAAAACCTGGTGAAACTGTGAGTGTATTGATAACAACCGCACAAAGTGCACCAGGAGCATTACCAACAGCTTCGTTCTCATCTAATGTTAAGCAAGTGAGTGGAAGCCGATATATACCAACTTCTGGTAGTGGTAAATTGGATATATTAACTTTTGTATCATTTGATAGTTCAAATGTGTATTTAGCTAAAATACAAAACTTTATATAATTTATGATAGGTTCATTTGCAACAATACAGGCTGGTTTAATAACTGATAGTTTATATTACAATTTAGATGCTGCAAACTATGTAACTACTCTATCATCACCACTTAATATTGGTACTACATTACAAGACCGATATACAGGTTTCACTAATAATACTGAAATTAAATCAGGTTCATTACCAATGGTTGCTACAACACCAGCATATATAGATTTTCTAGCAGCAAATGCTACAGGTTCAATCTTATTACCTACACAAACCGTAACTGGTAGAACATTTTTAATAGGTAGTAGTTGGACTATTCAATGGTGGGGATATTGGGATGTAATAAGTGGTAGAGATGTTTGCTTATTTTCACAAGGAAATCCAGCAAATAATAATGGATTACATATACAAGCTCGTAACTCAAAATTACAATTTGCTATGTATAATTCAGATTTAACATCTACTGCAAATTTAGCAACTGGTGTATGGAGACATTTTGCGTGTGTATTTCAGAATGGTTCACAATTTGGATTTAGAAAAACTATCTATTTTAATGGAGTACAAGATTCAACAGGAACATTTGCTACTGCTTATGGTGGAGGTGATGTAGGTGACCCATTTGCAATTGGAACTAATATATGGGGTGGTACGATTGGACAAGGTGCGGTTGGATATGATGGAAGAATTGGAGAAATACAAATATATGGTAGAGCTTTAAATGCGAGTGAAGTATTTCAAAACTATCAAGCAACAAAAAACAAATATAATATTTTTACATAATATGGCAGAAGTATCTACACAAATGTTTTTAGGAAATGACGAAGTATTTGGTTTTTTTAATGATACATGGGTTGGTATAAATTCTTATGAAAAAGTACCTACACCATCATCAATAACTATTGAATATGTTGTTGTAGCAGGTGGCGGTGGCGGTGGTGGAGACTTTGGTGGCGGTGGCGGTGCTGGAGGATTTCGTTCAGGTTCAATGTCAGTTTCAAATAATACAACTTATACAGTTATTGTAGGTGGTGGTGGAAGTGCTGGCGTTGGTGGAGCAAGTAGAACTAAAGGAGGAAATGGTAATCGTTCAGTATTTGATACAATAGAATCTGCCGGTGGCGGTGGTGGTGGAGTAACTGCATTTTTCGGTGCAGCAAATGGTTCTGGTTCAAATGGTGGTTCTGGTGGTGGCGGTGGTGCATCAAATGGAAATTCTGGTTCTGGAAATATTCCAAATACATCACCAGCGCAAGGTTCAAATGGTGGTTTAGGAGCAGGTTCAGGCGCAGGTGGTGGTGGAGCTATTCAAACTGGATTAGCAGGTGGAGCAACTTCATCAGATAAAGCCGGAAATGGAGGGTCAGGCTCACTTTGGTTAGATGGAACACGTTATAGTGGTGGTGGTGGCGGAGGAAGCTATTTAGCAGGTGCTGTTACTGCTTCAGGAGGTCCTGGTGGCGGTGGTAATGGTGGTGGTAATAATGGAGGAATACAACCAACTGCTGGTGGTACAAATACTGGAGGTGGCGGTGGTGGAGCATCCGGAGCTGGTACTGACCAAAATGGTGCTGCTGGTGGAAGTGGTATTGTAAAAATAAGATATTTTGGTTCTGGTTCGCAAGCAACTGGTGGAACAATAACCTATAATAGTGGTGATGGTTATACATACCATTCATTTACTTCAGTTGCAACATCATCATTTATTACTTCATTCATATAAAAAAATAATAATGCCATTATTTACACAAGCTTTTTTAGGAGATACACAACTATTTGCTGGTAATTTTCAGTTAGGAAGTAGACCTGTATCTATAAATCAATTTGAGCAAGTTTCTTTTGTTTTACCAGAAACAAGTTCAATATTAATTTATTTTGATGCTGATTTATGGAATGGGTCTGATTCAACAATATACTCATCTTATGGTAATGCAACAGCATCTTTATCTTCAGTTGTCAAATCAAATAATGCATTTAATTTTACTACATCTTCAGCTATGAGTATATCTCAGAGTGGAGCACCTATAAATGGATTTGATATAACATCATCATTAGTATTAATTTATAGACCATCAGGTTCATCAAGTGACCATCATGGTAGAATACTTAATGGAAATAATAACTGGCTATTTGGTACATATGGTGGTGGACCAGGTACTCCTGCAGCTGAAACAAATTATAGTTGGTATAATAACTCATTTGTAATTGATTCAGGTTCTTATTCAACTGATTGGAAAATGATGACAGGTATAATGCATGGAACTGCACAAACATCGGCATCTGTTTATATTAATAGTACATACAAAACAGGTTCAGCAAGTGGAGCTAAAGCATCATTTACTGGATTAAGCATTAATAGAGGTGCGTTCACACCAAATGAAAGTACTCAATGTGATGTGGCGGCAATTATATTGTATAAAAAAGAACTAACACAAAATGAAATTGGACTCATTTATGATTACTATAATTCAAAATATAGCATACCATAATCACTAAAACACAAAACAAAATTGTTAAATATAAAAAATAACTCAATATGAAATTAGAATCACAAAATTCATACATTACTAACCCACAATTTACAGGTGGAGTAGCAGTAACTCCAATTTCAGGTTCAGCATTCGCAAGTGCATCTGCAAACAATCCTCAATTTGGATTTGTAGCTGGTGGATTGTATGTTGGAGAAATAGGAAGTTTGACAGTTAAAACTTATGACCAATCTGTTTTAACTTTTGTATCTTGCTCAGGATTTATACCTGGCATTATATGTGCAGTATCTGCATCATCAACAGCTGACTACATAATCGCATTTAAATAATATATGCTAAACTTAAATTTTAATATAATAGAATGCCAAAGAAGAACTATTGCTCCAATATTAGCAAATGATTTTAATTATTTTCTAATTGGTGGAGGTGCCGGAGGTTCTGGTGGTGGAGTTACTATTGGTGGTAATGGAGGCCAAGGCGGTAGATTTTCAACTGGTTCAATAAGTGTTAATCATTTATCAACCTTTACTATTACAATTGGTAATGGTGGTGATGGAGGAAATGCTCAAGGTGCAAGTGGAACTAATGGTGGACAAACATTATTAGATTTAGATTCATCTTTGGTTTCTTTTGCAAGTGGTGGAATAGCAAACTTTAATTCAGGACAAGACCAAAACCTAATTAGTGTTGGAACAAATTATGATTACTATAATTCAGGACTTTGGGCAGGTGATGGTACTAAAGGTGGTGACTCTCCAGTTGGTGCAACGGGACAAGGAGGTGGAACAGATGGTTTAAATACAGATGGAATACCTTGGCTACCAAACCCAACAGGAACTTCCGCAACTGGTGCTCAAAATACCGGCGGCGGTGGTGGTGGTAGAAAATGGGGAGAATTTCCTGGTGGTAATGGAGCTAAAGGTGTAGCTGTTTTATCATTCTTAGACCCAAGAGATGTTTTTACATATTCAGGTGATTATAGTTACTTTGAATATGATGGAAATAGAAAATATTTTTATTACTTAAATAATGGAACATTTACTCTATTTGGAAAGAGAGGATAAAAAATTACTATAAATTTTTATATAATTGTTAAATAACTAAATACAAAAACTATGAACGCAACTCAAGTATTAAAGAAGATTCTAGCTAACTTAGCGATGGTTAAGGAAGAAGTAGAATTAACTTATGCAAAATTAGCAGATGGTACAATATTAGAATCCCCAACTTTTGACTTGGGAGAGCAAGTAGATGTTGTATCTGAAGATGGTACGAAGACTCCTGCTCCAGATGGTGAGCACGAAGTGGTACTAAAAGATTCTGAAGGAAACGATGTAAGAATCAAAGTAGAAACTAAAGATGGTAAAATTGTTGAGAGAGAAAACGTAGAAGTTGAAACTCCAGCAGCAGATGAAGCAGTTGAAATGGAAAGCATCGCAGGTGGTGACATGGGTGATGATGAAGAAGTAGCAACTGAAGAATCAGCAAATCCATTACCTGAAGATACTGATAAAGAAGATTTAAAATCAGTAGTAGAAAAATTACAATATCGCATTGAAGAATTGGAAAAAAAGTACAATGAAATGGCGGATGTAAAAGAGGTAAAAGATGGTAAGAAAGCTGAAGAAGTAAAAGCAGAACCATTAGCAGGTGATCCTGGTACTGGCTATGTAGACCCAACAGTTAAAATGGAAGCAGTAGACCCATCTGAAGAAGATGAGGAAGAAGAACTTCCTAAATTGGATGGTGCACCAATTGATGAAAATGCACAAAAACAAAACTTAGGAGTTAAATTAGGTAAATCTGTAAAAGTTGGTAACTATCAATCTACAGTTTTATCAAAATTATATAAATAAAACAAAACTTATTAACAATGAGAAAGCAACAAAATTTCGCACAACCAAGCATCACCACAACTTACGCTGGTGAATTCGCTGGTAAGTACATTGCTGCAGCGTTGTTATCAGCTAAAACTTTGGATAACCAATACATCACAATCATGCCGAATGTGAAGTTTAAATCAGTTATCCAAAAGATTGCAGTTGATTCAATCGTAAACGATGCATCTTGTAACTTCACAACTTCTGGTACTGTAGCTCTTTCTGAGAGAATCTTAGAACCAAAAGAACTTCAAGTTAACCTTGAATTATGTAAGCAAGAGTTCGTTGACTCTTGGGAAGCACTTCAATTGGGCTATAGCGCATTTGATGAAATTCCAAAAGATTTCAACGATTTCTTAATCTCTTATGTAGCAGGTAAAGTAGCACAAGCTACTGAAATCTCTATTTGGAGAGGTAACTCAGCA